TGTCGCTCTTTTGCGTTAGCAATGTAACTACCAATTAAAGGCATATTCTGAGCAAACTCCTCAAGTGCTTTAGGTTGCTTCCCTAACATCTGACCGGGAGTGAGCTGAACACCTAAGTCTCTCATTGTTTGTTCGGCTTTTGTTACTAATGGATTAAGAGCTTTCCCTCCTAACTCAGTAACTTCCTTTCCTACAATACCACCCACTGCTCCAGCAGCAGCCTGACGAGCCTTTTCAGTTCCAAACTCCTCTGTGTTTAAAACAGGCTGTAAAACACCTTGTGTGGCCCCTATAGCCCCTGCTATCGTCAATGGCTTAGCTCCTTGAGCAACACGCCCTACAACAGAGGCGGGGACAATGTTCACAGGACTTAGAATATTTCCTCCTAGCCTTCCCCAATCAAAGCCTTCGCCTCCTTGCTGCTGACGTGCTTGCTGATAAGCTTTCTCCTCAGCTTTGACCATCTCATCAACCCGCTGTGCCTCGCTCCCAAAAAACTGACTTAGTTTATTAGGGGCAAGACCGCCTGCGGAGGTAAGAAACTCTAATCCACGAGGCAAAAGCTGTGCTCCTCCGCTGATAGGGTCTTTTACACCCATTAAGAAACTAGACGTAATAGGTTTTTGTGTAGGGGCTTCTTGTCCCCGAATGGCTTGTGCAATCTCAGCTTCCGACATTCCATCAGGAAACTCAATTACTTCCCCATCCACTTCAATATATTGTGGCATAATCAACCCCCAATGGTTTCAAACTTACCTGTTTCTCGGTTAAAGCGTTTTGTTGGTTTAGGGACATTCTTAGGCTCAATCGGCCCAGTAGGTAGTCTTTGTCCTTGTTCCACCGCTAGTTGTTGCTTCTCAATACGGGCCAAGTCTTTACGCACAGCTTCTTCAGCACGTACCAGAATCCGCTTAATGGCTTCAGGTTCCAAGCGTGTGTTAGCACCAAGGATTTCTTCTATCTTACGCAATTCTTCGTTAGAGTCGGAGCCACCTAGCTGAGACATCATAGGAATAACCACGTTACCGATATATGAACGGAAAGCTTCTGTGTTAACAAGCCTGTCTTTACCTCCTAATATGCCGGAGCTATACTTGGAAACAGCTTCTGCTAAAGGCCCATAACCGCCTGCATAGATGCCTTTATCCACTGTGTCTATAGCGGCACGAAGAGCATCCAAAGAACGATAACCTGCGCCAATCTGAGCTGTAGCCTTACCCACTTCAGTACCTTCAGCTCCTGCAGCTTTCTCCGCACGAGGGCCAGCCATTGCAGCAGCCAATCCAGTTAAGCCTATACCGATAACTTCTTCCACGCTTTTCTTACTCGCTTGTCTTTCATTATACTGACGCATACGAGACTGGAACTCAGGAGAACCTGGCTTTAGACCTTCGTCTACTAATTGTTGAGCAAAAGCAGAAAGTTTCTCTTGTTGGTCTTTAAAGACATTGTTAAAAGCTGTTTCGCTGTTAGCAACCGCACGAGCTTCCTCATCAGAAATCTCAGGAAAGCGTTTCTTCAAAGCTGCATAACGCATCTGGAAGCCTTGTTGTTGATTAAGCGTATCAGCTTTAGTCTTAGCCAAAGTAGAGGCCCTGTCTTCTAAGACCATCGCACGGTCTTCCATGCCTTTCTGTCTAAACATTTCAGCAGCAATCTTAGTGCGTTCCAAAGGATCTGGAGAAGCTTTAGCAGCTGTTTCCATGATCTGCTTAATCACTTCACTCTCAACTTCAGCGGCAGTCTTACCGCCAAACAAGCGACCAAGGCTACCACCAGCCATCGCACCGGCATTAGCACCAGTAGCAATAACTTGGTTTAGGAGATCCATTTGTCCCATCTGAGCAGGAGTAACCGTAAATTGTTTAAGGTAATCCTGTTGAGCAGTTTGAGGGTCTACCAAACCAAACATAGAATAATCACTAGTAGCCATTTCTATTCCTTAAAACTTGTAACCAGTAAGAGCTGAAGCAGCTTTCTGAAGACCTTGGATGTTAGCCAAACTACCAGCCAAGTTAGAACCAGCAGCAGCCATACCACCCTGAAGCAGCGACTGTCCTGCATTGGCTCCACCAACAGCAGATCTTGAACCAATATCAGCACCCATAGTCAAAGGCTTCATTCCAAGCTCTTCAACACCAGCACCTGAGCTAAACAAACCACTACCACGCTGAATAAGGCGATCAATGTCAGCTTGTCCTTGTTCTCTGGCCTGAGCAGCCATTTGAGCATCAGCCAAAGCTCTAGCACGATTAACAGCAAACTGTTCAGGATTAACCATACCACCTCCGACACCAGCACCGGCAGCTTCGGCACTCAAACCAAGACCAATACGTCCTTGAGCCAGTTGTCTAGCTCTTAGTGCTTGATCTTCAGCAGTCCGTGTAGGAGACAAGAGACCTTGTTGCTCAGCCAGATACTGAGCAGCTGCTTGTTGAGGATCTAATGAACCCAGTTGATCCATAACACCAGCGGCTTGTGTCAAGTATTGATTCTTAAATGCCTCATAGACAGGATTCAACACATAACCAGCACGTTGACTAGGCTCATCAAAGTAAGAACTACCATAGCCAGTAGTAATACTGTAAGGTTTAAACTCAGCCATCTGAGCTGCTTGTGCTGCGGTAGCTTGTTGGGCTCTTGCAGCTTCTTCAGCGGCTTTAGATGTTTGATTAGCGGAGTAAAGGCTCACGCCAATATTAGCAAGATCAGTCCATAAACTCATTTTATATCCTTAGTAAGAGCCACAATCAATGGTCATATCATCAGCTATTTTCTCAGCTTTGGTAACAATAGCATCAGCAATAGCGTTAAGTTCGTCTGTTACTTCAGATCCTTTTACGATCTTGGCAGGATCACCAGATGACAAGGTATCCTTAGCGGCAAAATCCGTGATAGGCGTATAGTTAGACATCAGTTAATCCTTCCTGTTTTTACAAACACATCAAGTCGTTGTACACTTAGCTGATTACCGTTAATCTCAGCATCGAAACCAATCTGGAATGTCTTACCAGAACCGTCAGTAGGGGAGTTTACCCGTTCAATGGAAATACCGGATGAATACTCAGCAAGTCCCCATTCAGCAGAGCCCCACTCATAAGTAACACCGCTATCAATAGTAAACGAGTACTGTCTATCGTTACCTAAGTAATCATAGTTAACGGTAACAATAAATTCTTGTCCATTACCACCTACGACAACAATAGCCGCTCGTTTGAGCATCTTGGTTTGAACACTGTTTTGTAAGTCAATATAAGCACTGCGGTATCTAATACGGTAATTAGAAGTGTTGTCTTTATACCCCTCATATTTACCAATACCGTTAGCTTTACCAATTAGCAAGTCTCCGTTCCTTCTACGCAACAAAGCTCCAGAAGGGAACCCTGTCCAAAAAGTACAACGACCTGAGCCATCATCTAAAGCTTTTCTAGTATCTATATACATTATAACATTTCTAGAGGGAAATGTCAATAGGTAAAAGGCTTCTTTTTCAGAATAAACACCTTTTATGTCATCCATGCTAGTCTCATTCTCAATATATTGGACAAGATCATCACGGATATTCTTAGTCAGCTCTCTCATAGGGAGACTTTTCTCTTGAATAACCCTCCCCAAGCTGCGTACACCAGAGGCAGACAAGAACATAATGTCTGCTCCTGTGGATTGCACGGAGTCTCTTGCAATACAGCCTACATTAGGAATAATGTCCTGCAATGCAAAATCAGTAGACAACACATCCTCTGCGCCTTTATAAATTACAATATTGTGCTCACAGAACATAATCAAAAGATTATTGTGTACAGCAAGAGCAGATACTGTGTCCACATTATTAGGAAGAACAGAAGCAATATTCAAGAATCCTGAAGTTCCTCCATTAAACTGAGGAAAGTTGACATCAGCAATGTCTGTAGACCAATAAATAAACTTACCGTCTGTAGCCCAGAATCTACCATAGGCTGCCACCACATGAGTAAGTGTATTACTTCCAAAGCTAGGTGAATCAGCAGTAAAATCTGTGTATGCTTCCAGTGTACCGTCGTTGTAAATCAAAGGCTCATGACCAGCTTGAACAAGCATAGCGTAGTCGTTAAGAGTTGCCCCTGACCAATTATCCCCAGTAATAGTATAAGTAGCAGGGGTAATATCAGTCAGAGCTGCTCCAACACCTCCGGTTAATATCTTTTCATTACCACCACTGATAACGGTTACAGTGTTATCGGCATTAACATGTTCCAGCATAAACTTAATAGTTTGACCACTAAGCTCTGTAACACCATCGGTTGTTTGTTGAGTCCATCCTTTACGAGCACCCAGACGACCATACTTGTCAATAACACAGTTATCCGCAACTAGACTATAATTGGTAGGAAGCGAAACACTGCTTTCTTGTGTGTTCAAACCAAAATAGCCCGGAGAAATAATGGATACTGCTTCTAAGTTTTTCATGCTTCGTACCAAATAGTGTCTTCAATGTGTCTAGCTGCGTCAAAGGATATTTCATCCGACAGAGCACTTTGTCCTACAGCATACGCATTAACGCTTTGTTGACCTCCATCCTCACCTCTTTCTTCAATAGCCATAGCTGTTGCTAAAAGGATAACAGGGCGACTGGGAACAAGAAGCACATCGGAATCAGCAGCCAAATCCGCTTGACGCTTAACAACGTTAAAACGAATATCGTATGCTTTATCAGGAACAGGATAAATATCTACAAGCAAATCCCCTACTGAACTAAGTCCGTTAGGATTATAATAAGAAGGAGAGCCTTGCTCAGGAGTAGCTGTTAGAAAAGCTCTATTAAACCATCCTGTATCACGATATTGCAGTACATGGTCATCTGTGTCGTTAATAACATCAATGATTTTAGTTCTGTTGTCGCAGCCTGTGAGATCATAGCTAAATACTGCTTGAGAAGTCGTAGCAGTCAGAGTAGTTCTAAGAGCACTCCAATCCCAAGCATTTTCAACCTGAGCTTTTGCTTCATTAACGAAGTCTCCAATAAGTTTAGCGTAGCTGTTTTGTCTAGTTAAGCTTTGAAGTGTTGTCACTTCATTTTCACGCAATCTTCTCAAGACTGCATTAACAAGCTGCAAATAAGTCATTATTTATTCCTTATCAGTCAAAAGTAGTGATAGGTTGCTGTCTATGAAGATCAAACGTAACAATAACAGACATTGAGCTAGCAGCATCAGGAGTAATTCTTAAAGAATCTCCTTGTTGCATTACTAGAATACCGTTACTAAACTGTACAAATCCGTTGGCATTTAAGACATAACTATCAATAATATAAATACGCCTAGTGGGATCTTCTCCGTATTGCCAGATAGCATCCACTGCTTTATTATTGCCTGTATGATTAGATATAAAAAGCAGGGATACTTCAGCAACCAAACCGTTAGGGACGGTAAACACTTCTGTTTCAGTCCCTGCAGTCAGTTGTTTACCTATTGAGTATTTCATTAGTAGCCTTTCAGCTTACCAACAATGTAGCACAGAGGTTCAAGGACAAAACGATAAGCACGTCCAATGTTATCTCTCTTAGAGTGTCTCATTTCAGCTCTCAAGTCTGCTCCTCGATGTCTTGCAATATGCTCAAGTACACGTCTAACAACTTGGTGAGACCATCCGTTACCTTTTCTATATCCGTAATCCACAAGAGGCAGGAAAATAGTATGATAACCAACTTCATGAGCCTTGGTCAAATGATCTTTAGCGTATTTGATCCAAACACGGTTGCGGAAAGAACCAAAACCATAAGCTTCGTTCATGGCTGTACACACAATCTTGCCGCCACC